CCCCACGCTGACGCTGCTGCGCGTCTGAGCGGTTCTCCGTGCGCCGCGTCGGGCTGCGCTGCGCCGCTGCCGTTGAGCGAGGCCGGTGGCTGGGCGGCGGCCTTCTTGGCGCGGCTTGGGCGCGTGGCGGCAGGCGCCTCGGGCGGGATCTCCACCGTCTGCAGCGGCTTGTCCTGTTCGACGCGCTGCTGCTCCATGTTGACGATCAGCGGCCCGGCCTCGTCATACGGGCAGGCGCCCAGCGCGCGGCGGATGTAGGCCAGGCCGGCCTCGGTGAACTGGATGGTGTATGTCTTCTGCTGCATGGTCTGCTTTCTCCGTTGGAAATGTGAACTTTCATAGCCAGTGCGCTTTGAGCACGACGCGCCAATTCGCCGGGGTGACCGCCGAATAGGTGCCATTCGTTTTATCGCGCACCGCGGGTGCCACGCCCGTCGAGGGCGTGGGGATAAAGAGAAACGAGACGCTGCTCGTGTTGGCCAGCAGCCCGACCTCGCGCGTGGTGTCGCTGACATCGTTCTTGAGGATGACCTCATCGCCCACCGCATAGCCGAGCTCGGCCACCTTGCAGCGCAGCACCGCCTGAAAGACATCCGGCGCGCGGGTGCCGCCGTGTGTGGCCGCGGTCTGACTCAGCGAGGTCGGGGTCGCCTGTTCGGCCGATTCAAAGCGCGTGATGTGCCCCGCGACGCGCAGGAAACCCGAGCCGCGGGCGATGCTCACGTGCCCGGCTTGCAAGAGATCGAGGGTCGGCCCGCCACCATTGCCGAAGATCAGGCGATCTGGTGAACTCGCGTGCGCGCTGCCGTACAGCTGCACATACCCGCCATTGAGCGCGCTGCGCCCGCCGAAGATGCTATAGGCGCCGGTATTGCTGTAACCCGCGATGTCCTGCACGCCTCCAATCTTCCCGCCGCCCACCATGTCGATGCGGAAGCCCGGCGCGGCCGGCCCGTTCAGGCCCAGATTGCCCACGTTGTCGAGCCGCATGTGCTCGGTGTAGCCCTCGAGGCCGATGTTGCTGCTAGACGCAAATACCAGCGCGCTGGAACCCGGATAGAGGATGCTCGGGAACCCGCTGCCGTTCGATGCCGAGACAAGCGACACCCATTTGCTGCCGTCCTGCGAGTGCACTGCGATCAGGGCCGGGTTGTCGGTGGCCGACTTGACTTGCAGTGTCGAGCCCAGCGTCGGCAGGCCCAGCGCGGGCGCGCCACCGACACCGACGCTGCCCATCGGGAAATAAACGCTGTTCACCGCCATGCCGGCGCGGTCGACCGTCAGCCAGTCCTGGCCCGTAGAAAACCCATCGTTGTGCAGCACGAAGTGCATCGCCGAGTTGTCGGCGTATTGGCTCCATGCCTTGCTGTCGGCCGCACCGGCTGCGTTGAGCAAAGACATCACCGGAAAGCCTGCAATCGTTCCCAGGTCAACGGCTGTCACGATCGGCGTGGGGAAGATCGCCCCGCGCGTGCGCGTAGGCCCGAGGTTTTCGATGCCGGCGACCGGCAGCGACCAAGTGCCGGACCCCACGAGCAAGCGGCCGATGCTGTCGAGGCGCGCCACCTCGCGGCGTGACGTGCTGCCCGCGGGGGTTGTCTGCAACGAAATGATCGAGGGAATCGAGCCGGCAGCGGCTGCGCTTTCGAGTTGGATCTGCACCGAGCCCACGCCGAAGAAGTTTGCACCGTCCGCAGTTCCCTGACCCACCAGCGTCAGCAGCCCGGCAAAGTTTGCAGTAGCAGCAGGCGCGGCAAGCGTGCCCCCATAGGAGCGCCCAGCAACGGTGTTGTTACCGCCATACGTTGCTGTTTGAAGCGCGACGTTGGTGCCCGATGCCACGTCAGCCGCCACCCATGCTCGCGCGCCCGGCACCGCCGATAAGCCACCCAGGTGCAGGTTACCCACGCTGTCGAAACGCGCCACCTCGCGCCGCGAGATGCTGCCCGCTGGGGTCGTTTGAATCGAAACAAGCGTCGGCTGTGAGGCGGCCGTCGCGGTCGCTTCCAGGAGCATCTGCACGGAAGCGGTCGGGTTGAATGCCACCCCATCGAAGGTGCTGGCGCCCACCAGTGAAACGAGGCCGGCAAAAGCAGGAGTCGCTGCAGGCGCTGCCGGCGTGCCACCGATCGAGCGCCCTTGAATGACGTTGTTGCCGTAGGTCGCGGCAATGATGGAGAAGGCCGTTCCTGCCGCCGCTTCTGCCTGGAAGTAGCTCCTCGCGTTCGTCAGTGCTGGCGGCATCAAGCCGCCCACACTCAATTTGCCCTCAATGTTGAGATTGCCCGTCAGCGTGCCACCCGAGAGCGGCAGGTAAGCCGCGCCGGCGCTAATCAGATCCCAGGTCGCGCCGTTGTAGGCGAGTTGGTTGCCCGGCGCGACGGTGGCGCCGCCCGGCAGGCCCCACGATGCATGTGCGAGGCCGTTGCCGGTGTTGATGAAGTAGTCGCCCGCGAGGTAGCTGCCCGCCGGCAGCGCCGCGGTCGCGTCCGCGGTGCCACGGTAGCGCCCGGTTGTGATCGAGATCATCGTCGGGTCGACCTTGCCGGTCGAATTCAGCGCGACCAGTTTGTTCGCATCGGCCGCGCCGGTTGACACGTTCACCGCGACTGGCAGCATCGAGGCGTGCACCTTGCCATTCGACGACAGGGCGACCAGTTTGCCCGCATCGGCCGGGCCGACCGAACTGCTCACCGAGGGCGGCAGCGGGATGATGTCGGCCGCCAGCTTGCCATCGGCACCCATGCGCGGCACCTTGTTCGGTGCCGAGGCGACCGACACGTCTGCCAGCTGGAGAAACGCCGCCGCGGCCTCGGCAGCGGTGAGGTACTCAGGCGGAATGATCGGCTCGGCCGCGACGAAGGGCAGCGCAGAGTAAAGCGCCGCGCCGTTGCCAACTTTCATCTTGACGAGCGAACCGGCGCGCTCGAGCACCAGCTCGCCGTCGCCGATAACGAGATCATGCGCAGCCCAGTCGGTGGTCGTGCCAATCAGCAGCTTGGTGCGAGCGAGGATGTCGGCCATGGTGCGGCCCCTTTCAGACGAAGACCACCGGGAAGGCCGGCGTTCCTGGGTTGGTGAAGTCGGGGCCGTGTGATGCTGGCCAGCCGCCGAGGATGTAGTCGACCGAGGGCACGGCCGGCGTGCCGCCGACGATCCATGTGTTGCTGACCGGCAGGTAGTCGCCCGCGCTGGGCTGGTATTCGGCCGAGACGCGCACGCGCCAATACCAGAGCCGATGCACCGGCAGCAGCTCGGCCTGCAGGTCGGAGCAGAAGCGCACCAGGGTCGGCGTGGTGTCTTCACCTTGCGCGCTCGCGTGCAGGCCGGGCAGCTTGATCTCGATCCAGTCATCCCAGGCGAAGGTATTCACCCAGGAGAGCCACGACGCATATTCGTCCTGTCGGATGACGAAAACGAGCGACAGCATCGTCGGCAGGTTGCGGAATGAGCGCCGCTGGCGCGAGTTGCCGGCGGTCATCGGCGTGCGCACCAGGCCGGCCGAGAGCGCCGCGCTGTGGCCCTCGATGCGCGAGACACACGGGAAATCGAGCGGGTAGGCGTTGCTCATGTCTGCGGCTCCACTTGGGGCACCGGGTCGAGCAGGTGCGCCGCTGCACCGGCCCACACCGCCGGCTCGTAGTTCGTCGCCTGGATGACCACCGTGTCGCCCTGCGGCTGCATTGCGGTCACCGTCCAATCAGTAATTTCCTTGCCGTCGATGCCGAACGACACCGAGGTCGGCTCCATGCCGTCGCGCGCTGTCGACGGAACGAAGGGCAGCGCCGGCACCACGACTTGCCACGCTTGAGCGCCTGGGGTCACGCCATGGATCACATGCGGCACGCCCATCTGGTCGCGCAGCTGCAGCGCGTGCGCTTCGCCCTCGGCCCACTCGAGCGAGTTGTCGAGCGTGAGCAGCAGGCCGGCCACGCCCACCACGCGCGCCCCCTGGGCCCAGCGCGGCATGCCGGCCTGCACCCCGATGCGGTCGCCCGGCAGGCAATTCAGACCCTCGAGCTCGGTGCCGAATGAGATCGCGGTGCGCTGCAGGCGGCGGCGGTTCTGCGCGAGCGTGGCGTGCTGCTGCGCGACCGCGGCATCTGTGCACCCGAACAGGCTCACAGTCTCATAGTCGGGCGCGCCCAGCGGCTCGAAAATGGCGGCGGCGCTGAATGTGCGCGGGTCGCGATACTCGACGCGCGAGCCCATCGGCGTGCCGTCGCGGTCGAATCCGTGCGTGATCTGCAGCGAGCCGGTGACGATGTTTGCGTCGGTGAACATTTGCGAGCGCACCGGCTGCACGCCGTCCTGCATCAGCGACATGCGCGTGCCCACGGGCAGGGGCGCCGCGCTAACCGTTTGCACCGAGAGCGAGAGTGCCTCCCACACCGTCGAGGGCTGGTCGAACACCGCATTAAAGCCGTTGTGCGCCGCCCAGCGTGCCCGCGCAGCGTTGAGGGCGGCCAGGTCGAGCTCGTCGCCATTGCGCGGCCGGTTGCCGCCGTAGCGCGCACACACGATGTCAGCGAAGGCATCGGCCGGGTTCGATGTCGGGGCAAGCGCGCCACCGCCCGGGGGCTGCAGCTTGCGCGTAACCCGAAAGCGGATGCTCGACGCCGCATCGCTGGCGATGCCGTTGGAGGCGCGCAGCTTGACCGCGGCCATCGTCACATTGCCGTACACCGGGCGGGCCGGCGTCGGCGGCGAAAGCGCGAACTTGAGGCCTGTCCAGTTCAAACGCTCGCTGGTGGTGGCCCGGCCGTCGCTGTTGTTCTTGCGCGCGACGCGCACGAGGTAGCGGCCCAGCGGGAGAAGGTATTTCTTGGTGAAGCGCAGCGAGGTGTTTGTCGCTCCGACAAAGTTCTGATCGAACGAGACGACCGGCCCGGTGGTCGCGCCTGCATCGTTGATCGGCTGGTACTCAACCGTTACGACGACCTCGCGCCCGCCCAGGTTGCCGGCGTTGTCCATGATGTACAGGCCATTGCCAAACACGAAGTCGAGCTCGAGCGAGGTGCCGGCCTGCCCGGCCTTGGATGTCTCGAAAGGGCCGACCCACTTGGTGATGCCGATGGTGGCCGCGCCCGGCGCCGGGACAATCGAACCTGGCGGGATCGGTGCGGCCGGGTCATATTCCGATGCAATGAGTGTCGTCACGTCATACGAGGTGACGTCGCCGCCGCTGTCGCCGCCGTTGTAAAACGAAAAGCCGGTGGTCGCTTCTACTGCGACACCAATTGCGGGATTGGGCGGCAGGATGGCGAGCCGCTCTTGATCGCTGCCTGCGAGAAGCAGGTCATAAACCGGCGGGAAGGCCGGCGCCGTTTCGGGTGGCACCCGGACATACCGCACGCCGCTCGCCCTCCAGTACCACGTGCTGGGCGTGTTGTTGCTCGCGGCGTTAGGTGGCAGCAGCTCCTGATCGGACACGTCCACCGAGGTCACCACGTTCTCGCGCACGCCGGTCGCGGCCTCGATCACCCCGAGCGTTGAGGCATGCTCGCTCGGGCTGAAGATGCGATAGCTGACGATCTCCGGCGGCAGCACGCTCGCGTCGGAGTCGCCGAGCGTCATGGTGTGCACCACACACTCGCCCTGGCCGATGCAAAGCAGCGCGTGCAGGAATTGCTCGTTGTTGATGTATTCGGTGTAAGGCTGCGCCGCGTAGTCTGGGAGCGCGAACACCGTGCCATAAAACACCGGGATCGGCTCACCCAGGCGCGCCGAGTTGCGCGGCGGCGCGATGCCGTAGACCTGCGAAGGGCTCGGCGTGTTGCCGGCCTTCGGTTTGTTCGGCGCAAAGATCCGGCTGATGACATAGCCGATGGCCGCCGAGATCAGCGCCTGGATGATGAAATAACCGATCTCGTAGCCCGAGCCCGGCTTAAACGCGACCAGCACCTCGTCGCGTGCTTGCGTGCGGTAGCTGTGATCCGTCAGCAGCTGCCCGTTGATCCACACCTCGCGCGTGCAGCGGCCCGGCGCCGGCTCGTTTTCGTCGAGCCAGTCGAGCAGCGAGACGCCATCGGCCAAGTCGACCCGGCGCCGCCGCGACGTGTCGAGTGGGTTGTGAAGGATGACTAGCCGCGCCATGCGTACCACCCGCAATCAGGGTAGGCCTGCGTCCACAGGCCGACCGGCCAGGCCACCACGCCCGACGACCGCCCCGCGTGCAGCACGCGCCCGGCCAGCACAAAACCCGCATGCGCCGCGCGCTCGCTGTAGGCGATGGCGCCGTCGACCGGCTCGGCCAGGCGCTCGGTGCGGGCCCGGGATTCGTTGCCCATCAGCTCGCGCTGCTGGCGGCGTGTCATGTCTCGCGAGCACCAATCGGGCGGCACCTTGCACCCGAAGCGATCCGCCAGCACCAGCACCAGGCCCCAGCAATCGTAGGCATCAGGCCCACGCGCACCGAGCCGCCAGGGCTTGCCGATCAGGTCATCGGTGTGGATGGTGGCGGCCGTGCTCATCGGTCGAGCCCCGGAAAGTTCTGCACGTCATACCAAACACCAGGAAAACGCCGGTTGAGCACGTCACTGCGGCCGGCCACGCCGGTGACCGCATCCTCGGTGATCTGGATCGACTCGAAACTCAGGCGCAGCGGGGCCGACTGCGGCGCGCCCAGGTCGCTGCTCAGAAACTCGCGGTAGGTGCATTCAATGCGCTGCGTCGGG